TAGCGTAATACTGAGGCTCTCCATAAAAAGCCGCATCTGTGTCTGGGTAGGATTCACGGATAAAGTTAACATCTTTGTTCAAAAGGTAGTGGTATTCATTCGCCGCATTAATCACCGCAAGACTAAACGTAGCCAACCAATCAGACGGGGTTGCTAGATACTTATTACCGCTGCTTGTAGATCCTGTAACGTTCTTACGGAAAGCAGGCATCTGCACCGTGTTATAGATGCGTTGCTCGGCAAGCTGTACAAACCTAGCAATCTGGTCGGCAGATGTAAAAGAGCCTACTGTTGCTGGGAAATCATTCTCTGAAAAACCTTTAATGGCGGCAGTTAATTGCGTGTAATTCATCCCATCTTCCCGCTAGACATTCTGCCTTTGGTTGCTGCACCAGCACCACGCATCTCAATCTTGCCGTACTTATTAACGCCCTTACCATGATTCTTGCTAATGCCATCAACGGAAATGTCCATAGTAGCCATATCTTTAGCACCAGTCATGCCTTTGGAAGACAAGCCTTTGGCAGAGATTGTTTTGCCTTTCATGGTATGTGGAGGAGCATAGACTTTAGCGTCTCCTACCTCTTTGCCCATTACTTTTTTAGAGTAGTTAGCCATTATCGACCCCTTCCAGCACTTTTCCGCATCATGCCTTGGTTCTTAACCTTAGCTAGATTACGCCCCATTTTCTTCATGTCCATTTGGTTTTTACCACCCATCTTGGGTTTAGCTTTCATTCCAAGAACAGTAGGACCTGAGTCACCTAGATTTTTGCCTTCGGTCTTGCCTTTTTTAGCTATACCATCTGCGCTTTTTTTAAACATTTTCAACTCCTTATGTTGTTGTTACCGTTACACTTCCTACCAAACAGCTTGGGGCAAGATCATTAGGAGTTAGTCCGTCATCTCTAGCACCACCAACAGGGTTCCAACCCCATTGAAATATTCTACTACCGCCCTCTGGATAACCAACGCCTTGTAACGTACTGTCGTTAGATCCATTTAGTTGCAAACCACTTGTTCCAGATACCGTATAGCTTACATCAGGGCGTGGCTCCCGTACAGCCTGTGGGTCATCAACTGGATACATACCTAATGACAACTGCGGTTGATCTGGATCCCAACAGGTAGGACACACTTTAATATTCTTTAATTGTTGTTTAACAATTAACTTTTTAAGCTCCTTTAGCTTATACCGCTGACCGCATCGGTCACATTCGGCAATTGCAAATTTGCCACTACTGTACTTATTAGGCATAGAAGGTCGTCCTAGGAACGAACCTAGAAGCGGCTTTTTCTCTGTCCTCCGTAGAAGCCATGAGCCACTGCTCCTCGTATTCTTGCTTTAAAAATGGTAAGCGCATCTGCCCTTCTGCCGTTTTTTGAGCCATATAAAAGGCTAGTCCAGCAACCATACATGGTAGCAAACGGAATGGAATATCAGGTTCTACAGTGCCATTAGACCCAGCATCCTGAACCCTACGTAATCTCCAATATACAAAGGTATACGGACCGCCACCAGCATCGGGTGTGGGCCAAACGTTAATGGACGGAAGGTTCTGTACTGTAAGAGCTGCGCCTGTTGTATGGCTTGCAGCCGTAGTGCCGTTCTGACCACGATAGCAATTAGTGAGCACGTTCCCTACAACGTTAGCGTAACTAATAGTCTCATTGTCTATCTTGACAAACCCGCCAATAGGAAGAGCGCTAGCATCGCTAACGGTAATAGATGTAGCGGCGGCATCAATTGTGCCATTCAAGGTCACAGTGGTTGAATTAGACTGACCAGACTGGCGATTAAACCAAACCTGAATAGGGCGTCCAGTAGTTAACTTATTGGGGATAGTAGAGTAGGTAGACTCAGAAATACGGCTGATATTGATGTCAATCTGATTGCTAGTAACACCGTTATTCTGACGAACTACATGGTCTAAAAGGTCAATTGTATTAACGGGGACAGGGTAAATACCTTGCCCAGTCACCATTGCAATCTGCCCCTGCTCAATGGTCCAGAGGTTAATACCACGGTTAGCCCACTCAATTGTCAATAGGTTTAAAGATCTGCGGGCAGTCCGCATATCGTAACCAGTACGAAGCTCTGAGCCACAACGCTCAAAAGCCTCTTCAATGAGGTTGTTAAGGTCTAAATTAAAAGTGGTTGTGCCTGAAGTACTCATATTTTCCTATATGGTTTTACTTTTGCTTTTACCTTTTGTGGCTGGGGCACGAACTGCTTTCCCTGTGCTTTTCCTTGCCGTTTTGCTCGTGTTGTTGCTGCGTACTCGCTTGGGCTTAACGCTTGTATTGCTTTCTTGGGCAGGTAGCGCTCCCCCGTCTCGGATGACTTCTTCCCTGACTTGGTTGTCCACTCTTGGTCGCCCCAAGATTTTAAAGATTGCTGTGATTTTGCTAAACCACCCCCTGCCAGCTTCTTCTTTTTGCTGGCGCAATGGGCTTTCTCCGAGAACCCCTTCGGGCTGTCGCAGTTGATTGATTTTTTGCGCTTGTCTGACCATTTCACTTATAGCCTCCGCCTTTTTCTTTATAGCGTTTAGCTAGGAGTTGTGCCTTCCTAGCAGACCATTGACCCGCCGCCGTACCATGCGTGGCAGACGCTTTAATACGGTTAAATAAAGCTTTGCGCATACCAGGTTTCGTATAGTTACCAGCTTTGTTAACCGTACCACCCTCTTTGTATTCAGTAAAATCCGTATCATCCCTACGAGCCTTACGTTTAGGTTTACCCATTTTAGAGGGCATTATGGCGCCCATTCCACGGCTAGGTCTCATGCTCTTGTCTTTCCCCGAATACAGCAACCATCTGCTCTAGCTGATGCTGATTTAACTTTGCCACCAGCTTTGTAATTCTTAGTAATGTCACGGTTTGACTTAGGCATTGCACCGCCACCGCCTCTGGGTTTGTCCAAGATCTCTTTCATACGCTCAATCTCGGCTTTGGCAATCAGAGGACTGGACTTAGCACGTTTATCTTTGAACTCTTCGTTCTCAGCGGCTTTGCCTTTGCGGTCTTTATCTGGCGGGTTATGCTTCTTATGAACCTCCTTATACCCTTCATCCGCAGGCTTTTTTCTCTGTAATTGTTCAGGGTTGCCCTCAAGCCCCAAGTCTATTTGGGCTGAAGCAGGGATAGGTTTGATCGGACCAGCCATTTAGCAGGACTTTCCGCCTTTGTTCATCTTGACCATTTTGCCTTTGGTTTTGCCTTTGACTTCAATACCACCGCCTTTAGCCATACCGTGCAAACGCTTTTCGTGACCTTTAACAGCTTTAGCTGCTACCTTCTTCATCATGGGTTTGTCTTTAGCTACATCTGAGTGCGCTTTGCCGCCCTCTTTCATAAAACCCATTTTATTGCGTACAGCTGTAGGTAACTTAGCCATACCTGGATTTTTCTTTGCGTCTATCTTTTTCATGGTTCCACCTTCTTTAAATGTTTTGCCTTTGTCGGCAGTTAAAAATTCCTTCCCAACCGCAGAAGACACTCCTGCTTTTTTGGCAAACTTTGGGTTATTAGCCACAGCCGCCATGAAATTGTGTTGTTTCTTACTTACGCTTGGCACGATCAATCCATCCTTGAACTGTCTTGGTTTCATAGATACGAATTACTGTCCAAACAATCGTAAATAAAGCCGCTACCGCAGGTAATAAGTCTGTTAGGGTGCCTATCACTGTAACTAAAGATAGCCCATCTACAACGTGTTTAGTGCCTTCGGTTAAATGCTCTTTCATACCATCTTCCCTTTAGTCTTACCACGTATTTCACATCCACCGCCACGTACTGATCCGCCTTCTTTGCAGTTCCAAGCACGTAATGACTTGTTGATGCGTGAATCTGGGTCATTGGCTGTTTTAGCGCTGGTTAGTTTTTTCTTCATGCCCTTCATACGGGCGCAGAAAGAATCCCGTCTTGAACCGCCTTCTGGCTGAGGACGCTTGAGTCCAGGCTTGCCAGGATTAGCTGCATTGTAGGAAGCACGACCCTTAGCGTTTAGACCACCACTAGGGTTCTTGCCTTCTTTGCGAGTCCAAGCTGGTGACTTAGCCATTATGCAACATCCTTTTTTAAATCTACTGAACGGATTAATGGGTACAAAAACTCTTCACCAAATGATCCTTCAAACTCAGTAATACCCATGTGACCTAGCTTGATTGTTGGGTCAATCCATACTTCGTATCCATGCTCTCTAGCACGGTCACAGAATGTGTAATCTTCGCCAACGTAGCCGTCAGGCTTAGATTGGAAATCAAATACGGAATAGCAGAACTTATCTGGGTGACCATTCTCAACCCTATCATCGTGATAACGCCACTCAGGGTGATTATCAATTAGGGTTTGAATAACGTCTCTACGGATCAACATAAACGCTGTAGCAATGCGTTTAGCCTTAACTAGACCATACGCATTCATGTAGATTCCACCGTCATCATCTTGCTCTAACGTGGAGATATAGATACTGCCTTTTTTACGGGCAGTTGGAACGCCACCTAC